TATGTAATTATGATCTTGTTAGATAAGGTGTAATCTTTACATTACTAAAAAATAAATATACAAGGATAACTTGTATGCCTCACAAGAGAATTTTGATAATTTCTGATATGCACATTCCATATCACCATAAAGATTCAATAAAATTTTTAACAGAAATAAAAAAAGAATTTAAACCAGATACGATAATCAACATAGGAGATATGTTGGATTTTCATGCTATTTCTATGCACACACATGACCCCGATTTGTATTCTGCGGGTATGGAACTAGATCGTAGTAAAGAATTTATAAAACAATTAGAGTCCATATTTCCTGAAATGGTAGAAGTAGATAGTAATCACTCTAGCTTAGTTTATAGACGAGCATTAAAATATGGTATGAGCCGACAGTTCTTAAAAGATTATGGAGACTTCTTAGGAACTAAAAAATGGAGATGGGTAGATGATTTAACCTTAACAATGTCAAATGGCCAGAGATGTTTTTTTACACATGGAAGATCGGCAGATATTTTAAAGGTATCTCAAACTATGGGTATGAGTGCAGTACAAGGCCATTATCATACTAAGTTTGTTATAAGCTATTGGGCAAACCCAGATAATATATTTTTTGGAATGAATGTAGGTTGTTTAATAAATCAAAAGAGTTTAGCGTTTCAATATGCTAAAAACTTTAAGACTAGATTTATCGTAGGTTGTGGAGTTATACTTGATGGCATACCAAGACTGCTTCCAATGGTTTTAAACAATAATGGTAGATGGATAGGTAAAATTGTCTAGGTTAAAGCGTCATAGAGCAACGGAGAGGGCTATTGATAAGCAAATAGGTGGTAACCATTACAAAGGTAAAATACAACCAATAGAGCTTATTATATCGCATAATTTAGACTTTATAGATGGTAATATTGTGAAATATGCTGTGAGAAACAAAAAAGGTGAGAACTTAAAAGAAAAATATGATAAAATTATTCATTATTGCGAATTAGCAAAGGAATTAAAATGTGGCTAACATTACTTAAAAATCCATTAACAAAAATGATTGCTAACAAAGCAATAGATCATTTTAAGCATAAGGCAGAAAAAGTTAAAACTATAAGAGAAGCAGAAATTCAAGCTTGTAAAGAAGTAGATGTACAAAGAATTAAATCACAAGACAAAAGTTGGAAAGATGAAATATTAATGGTGTGGCTTATTGCTATGCTTTCAACGGGTTGGTTTGAAGATACTAGAGATAATTTTGAGGAATGGGTAAGAATTATTAATGATTTGCCAGATAGTGTTTGGTATTTAGTTATAATTGTTTTTACTGCAACATTTTCTACTAAAATGACAGACAAAGTTCTAAATAGAAATAAGAAAAAATAATATCATTTAAAAACTAAATCTTATATTATGTATCTATGTCAAAAGTAGATGCAATAATTGTAGA